AAACTTCGATAAATGGTTTTAATTTTAACCAACTAGTAGTACGTTTACATTCATAAGGAGCCAGGGGATCCTTGATCATAATACCTTCGTAATTATTTTCAATAGCAGATTTGTTATACATACGAAATAGATTTTGTCCTTCATCTGTATCTAAATCTACAATAGCTTGATCTAAGCACCGTACATATGACATCGACTTGTTAAGCTTATTATTATACCAGTTGTGCAACCAGCTACTACGGTCTCTTTGGATCGTATTAAAAATACCTGATTCAAAAGCTGACAACGGTAAAATATCGAATAACCACAAGACTGCATCATTAGCCGCAACATTGTCTTTACGATGAACCTGTTTCATTAGGTCCTGGAAACTTGAACTCATAACTTCACCGTCAAGCACCATTGGTTCTGTAAATGTATTGGCGTTTAGTGCAAGTTCTTCTTTGATGTGTTCAAAGTTTACAAGCTCTTTGCCATTCCGGCTAAATTGAAGAACACGACCATCTGGCCAAACAACAGTAATAACACGCACACCATCCAACTTGACTTCCACCAATTTTTTACCTGTAAGTTTTCCTTCATGATTAGCACTATCGTGAGCAAGCTGGCAGCTGAAAGTAGGTATAATGTAATCTGCATATTTTTTCTCCACTACTTTGTTAATTGTTTTTTCACTTACACCACAACGTAGGTCTTTAATAAGAATACGACGATACCAATCATTCCATTCATTCTTTTTAGCAATAGTAAGACAGAGTTCAATAGCGTCTTTAGCATCGTGACCGGTAAGTTCACGTTTCGCTAATTTGTCTGCCAGATCTTCAAACACTTCCCAAGGTAGTCCTTGGCCGTCTGGACCGCTATGGCTAGGAACTTTTTTAACACCAAATGTGACCATTGGATCTAGTGCTAGGCGAACGCCTTTAAAAAATTCGTCATTACCTTGTTCAGCTTGTACCAAAATAATGGCTTCCTTGTCTAAACGACTATTATGTGTTTCTAATGCGGTGATAACATATTGGCAAGGATCGGACATAGTTTTTGTATATGATTAGTTAATACGCTGATTATACTTGAATTTGTTTAGTATGTCAAGTAATCTGAAGTTTTAAATGGTTTGCCAATTTTGGCATAGGGTAAGTAATATATTACTTTCTTTTTAAGTTTTTTGATTATAGGATGATTATGATCGAAATTGAATGTTCTCAGATATCTAAGGTAGCTACTTCTTTTACATCGATTAGCTTGATTACTGTCTAGATATTTTTTGGATTTCGACCAATTCGTTCCAAATTTATCATATAATTCACAGGCTATGTTAAAAGCATAAGCACCAATTTCGTCTGGGTGTCCGTAATAGTTTTGATTACGTCTTTGTGTGATCAAATGGGCTGTACTTTGATATCCAGGAATGGTTTTCCAATTTCTAGTTCTATACTGTCTCATATGTATGATTTCATGCAGTATAGTATCAGCGAAAACCTCGCATATTCTGTGCCAACGATACTGGGTGATTTTTAAGTATTCGTCCCAAATGAAATAACTAAACACTATTTCAATAAATCGTTTTTCGTTTTCTTCATCTTCGTCACCATAATAACAGCCGCCTATATAAATGATACCGTGCTCTTGTTCGGCAGTGCGTACCATTTTAGTTTTGACTGGAAGATATTTTTTGGTTTGATTTGCGAGAATACTGTGTATTTTTTCAATAGTAAGTACCTGCCCTACTATGCGTTTTCGGGCACCGTTGAGGAAACCATAAAGTGTAGATCGATCCAGTTTGGACCAATCAAATACTGCTTGGGCCATAGTCTGCTCCTACATATATTTATAGCAGACTATGTAACCTAATTATATACGCATATTATCTTTTAGTGATAATTTCGTCAATTAGTCCATATTCTAATGCTTCTTGGGCACTCATGAACTTATCACGTTCCATGTCAGCAAGCAACTGTTCGTAAGTCTTGCCCTTGCTATTATGATTAACATAGAGTTCAGTTAAGCTCTTTTTCATTTTAAGAATTTCTTCAACTTGAATCTGCATGTCTGTAGCTTGTCCACGAGCACCACCGCTAGGTTGGTGAATCATGTGCCTAGCATTAGGAAGCATACGCCGCTTACCAGGAGCACCGGAGGTAGCCAAAAGACTGCCCATAGAACAGGCCTGGCCGATAACAATAGTAGCAACATCGGGTTTGATAAATTGCATTGTATCATAAATCGCCATACCAGCGGTAACGACACCGCCAGGGCTATTAATAAAAAACTGAATGTCATCATTGCCTTGACTTTCTAAAAATAATAGCTGTGCTACGATTATACTGGCGCTGTGTTCGTTAACATCAGTGTCTAACATAACAATACGATCTTTAAGTAGACGACTATAAATGTCATAGGCACGTTCGCCACGTGCTTCTTGTTCTACAACCATTGGTACTAAATGTGGCATATATTTCCTTTATCTGATAACCTGTTTTGATTGTGATCCGATCTTATATAGTTCTCGACCTCTTGCTCTTATTTGAGTTACTGCTTCTTGTGGATCGGAATTGAACCATTGTTTAACTTGTTCTTCTGTAATTCCTTGTTCTACAGTCATTGTATAAATTTCATAATTACGTTGACTGTTTATTCTTGCTCTCATTAACAAAGAATTTAAATTAAAAGGCCGTTCTAATGGTTCTCCTTTTAATGCTTTAATCATGTTACGTTTTTCTATGACAGTCACATCTTGACAAAATTCTAAACCATACATATCCCACATAAAAAGAAATACGTGAGGAATGCGTTCATCATTTTCCAAGTTGTTGTCTGAGTTCTGCATTTTCGTCCTTTAGACGTTTAATTTCCTCAACAAGATACATTAGTAGATTTTTAAAATTCTCTGCTGTAGTCTCTGCTTCTTTAATAAAGTCAATTTCTTGTTCCATATATTTTTCCTATTCTTTAGTGAGTGAACTTAATTGTTTATAACCTTTGTATGTCGGATGTACTTTATCTTGGGAAAGTTCTGGAATAATGATAAAAGTATCGCCGTAGTACCTGGCAATTTTTTTAACTAATTCTTGTTTTTCAGGTTTTATAGCCGGAACAATCCAGAAGATATGATCAGAGTTTACAAACGATCTTAACGCTACTAGTTCAATCTCTGTGTTAAGATTTTTATAATCATTACTGCCTAAACTGATAATAGTAGTTTTTGCCGGAACAATTTTTTTAACAAATCGATCATTCCAATCTCTACTATTAATACCACTTTGGACATAAGCAACACATTCTTTTCTTATGTCGCTTATACCCTTAGCAATACTATCACCTAGTATTAAACAATCTAGCACATTAGGCTCCGAAATGATTTTTAAGAACTTCTAATTTATCTTCATATTCGGCGATATGTGCTATTTCATTCTCCATAGCTGTCATCCAATCTGTGTGATCGTGAATAGCTATAGGATTGTTTAACATAACTTCTACATTCATTCGATGCTTTTCAATATGACTTTCAAAATGTAGCTTTGCTGCTTTTACTAATTGATCTTTCATTTTATACCTCCACGTATTTTAGTTTAAAGTTATCTGCACGTTCTTCATATCCATCGTATCCACGAGGATTACAAACAATGCGAGTAGTACCAATCATGTAGTCAAAGTCTTCATGTGTATGACCATGAGTCCATAATTTAATTTGCCTACGATCCAAAATGAAGTTATCTAAATTAGTGCTGTAAGCACCATTCATAGTAAATTCGGACTTGTATCGAGGATGCGTACTGGCCTTACTAGGTGCGTGATGTCCGACTACTACTGTAGGCAGGTCTGGGTGTAGAGCCAATACCTCATCCAATCCTTTAAGAAAAGCTCGATGATCTTCTACACTGTCCTCGGGTCGAAACTGAGCAGGTCTTTCTTTAAAAGAAAACGCATCTACTTCATCTTTAGTCAAGTCAGGCACACGATATGAAACTGTCTTATTAGAGTTTTGTACGCCTCTGTAATCATTCATACAGTATGCCATCTCACGCAGAGTTTTTGGATCTTCATTATTCATGTCTGTCCATAGTGTACCACCAAAGAACAGCACACCATTAATGATACGCCACTCTTTGTCTAAGAAATGAACATTACTCATTTCACCGACTACAGTACGAATTACACTAGCAGATTCCGCATAGTCACCGTGATAGTGTT